CTATACCGGTATATTCCATACCTGATAATGTATCAATTTCCGTTCCAGATTGCCCACCACGAACAGGAAGATAATAATCTTCCAACATGTTCATTAAATTATATTTTAAATTATAATCCCCCGTCCTATCATCTACATACGGAGTCTTTTTCATTTGATTAATTATACGTTGCATATAACCATCAACTTCATTAGGAGGAATATTTCCTACGTCTACTTTAAAAATACGTTTTTCTGGTGCACGCATTACCCTATGAATTAACATTGCATCTTCCATTAATGTTAATTGCTTCCAAACTTTACGTGCTGGTTCAAGCATTGATTTACCATATGGTAAAAAGTTAGAATCATTTAATAGCCTAAAATGTGCCATTTCATAATTCTCGACCATTGTATTACCAGAGTTCATAATCTTAAATCGCACTGCATATGGATTTTTTGGGTCAAAATTTTCTTCTCGAATAATTTCATACGCAGACATAGGAGTTACGTTAACAATTCCTATACCTTCTTGAATATCTAATAAAAGATAAAAATCTCCATATTTACATAAATTACGTACCCATGGCCAAAGATTAAAGTCTAAATTTAAAATATCATAAAATAAATTTTCTAATATTTTTTGTAAATTTTCGTCTTCACTTTTTATAGATAATACACGACCAATTTCATCTTTTAATACTGTTTCATCTGAGTAAATATCTAATGCAGATGCAATAATAGAATCCATATCCATTACTTCATATTCTGTATACAATTCTAATTTAGAACTGTAATAGTTATGATGTGGGGAATATGTTGTATATGTATGTTGCTTTGTACCATGTAAACGAGTATATCTGTCTACATATCCGGTATTTGAACGAGCTCCTACAGATTGTAAGTGATCGTTATCTATAACTCTTAATTTATCTTTACCGACACGGCGAATTACTACATTCGAACTAAAAAGCCTACGTAATCGGCTGTATAATGATTTAGATTGCTCCATTATTTTTACATTTATATATAAATATATGCTTACTTAATTAACCATGTAATATCTTCGGTTCCATCACCAGTTTTCATTTGCCATGGGTTATTTCCCCCCATTTTAGATGAATAAACGGGTGAACTTGCCCCAGAATAACGTACCATATAATCTAAAGCTTTTCTGTTTAAATTCATTCCTTCTTGCTTTAAACGTATGGCAGTATCTCGTACCCATAATGCAATGCCAAAAGACATTACTAAGTCATCATTATATCCGTCTTGAGCTTCTGCTCTAGACCCTTTCCATATAAATGTAAATAGTTCTTGTATTAATCGTTTACTACGTATAATGGGTAACTGTTCTCTCATATATTCTTCTAATTTAGAAATAATAAGAGGACGTGTTCTAGATGATGTAGTAAATCCTGGTACTAATTGATTATTATCACGTAAGTCAATTTGTTTAGATAATTGCTGATTTACTTCAGCAAATCCTGTTTCTTTTGTAGAATAATATAAATTCTTATATCCTCTATCTATTGCTACTTGTATTACGGACCAACCTATATTTGCATTTTCAATTACTAATAATGCATCATTATATTCCGTAGCAATTGCTACTAACATGTTACCAAAATCTTTAGTAGCTAACTGTCCTTTATATTCTGCAACTTGTTCTAAAGACTCAATATCAATAATATGAAATGCAGAATAGTCACCACCGTCCCCTCGAGCTACGTCAGCTACAACTACATACGATTTATTATAGTCAGGATATTGCCAAATCCATAAATTACCATCAAATCCTCGTTTAGATTCAGGATCTTTTGCATATGTATCTTCATACCATTTTAATATAGGACCATCGATTACCGTAGCTCCGGATGATATAAAATCACAATCACATTCTTGTGCAGCTAATCTAGGACCTAATAATTCTGTTTGTCTATCTCTCCATGCTTGAGTACGTTCAGGATGTACGGTCCAATGCAATTGAATTGGGTTAAATGGATTGGACATTTCAATTGCCCCTTTCCATGTTTTATGAAAAAAGTTACCTGTACCGTTAGGCGTAGATAATATAATTGCTTGACCGCCGGTTGCTAATGTTTGCTGTGCCGCGCCCCATATTTCGCCGATTCTGTCTATAAATGCAGCTTCATCAATTATTAATAAAGATAATGCTTCTGAACGACCGGATGTTCCTGCGCTAGATACTGCTTTAATTTGAGAACCATTTTTAAATCGTAATGATAATTTATTATCTTCCGTAGCGACTGGTTTAAGCCAACTAGGAAGATTTTCATACATTACACGTACTTTAGTTACTAGATTTTTAGCTACTTCTTGAGTCGTAGCAATAACTAAAATGTTTTTATCTTTATGAAAAGTCATTAACCAAAGAGCATATCCCGCAGTTAATGTAGATATACCTAATTGTCGAGACTTAAGAATGATATTATAATCATGTTGCTTTAAATCTGTTAATGCACGTTCTTGAAATTCGTACAAATGAAAAAGTATTTTACCTTGTTTAGGATGTTGTATATAACAATACTTTTTCATAAAATGTACTGGGTTAGTAGAACATTTTACAAATTCTTCTTGTATTATAGTTTTAAGAGATCTACCTTCCATACTTACGAAATTAATGCGGGTGGTGAAGGAGCGTTAGTTGCTCCTGCTACTGTCCCAGGCGTGGTAGTTGATCCAACAACTGGTGAAGGTCCTCCGCCTGACCCAGCTATTACTTGCCCTGGAGCATTAATACCTTGTACGGCTTGCCCGGGCGGTATAATAACTGTAGCTGATTTAATATATGCATCTATTGCCGTAGCTAATCTGCTGGCTAATTTTTTATGCGCTACTGGTGGTGGAACGCCTGGATTTGCAAATACTTCTTGCAGTGCCGCAAATATTTGTGCTTCTAATACAGGTTTAATTAATGGCATCGTATTTCTTTTATATAAATATACGAACAGTTAAAATGGCTCAAATTTAATATGAGCCATTTTAATTATTTTTTAATATTAAGAGTGTTAATACTTTCCTTTAAGTATTTATTTAATCGTTTTTCAATAACCGACTCTTTAGTAAATGGAGGACTAATATTAAATTTTCCAGAACCAATTGAAGGCTCTACAGAAGTCAATTCAGGGCCTCCTGCTTTCGTATCGAACTGAGGCATATCTTCTCTAGGAGGTGCTTGAGTTGGTTGTGGAAGTCCACTTAAATTTTCTCCAATTTTAGTAGCAATAGCTAAACGTAATTGATATATAGCTTCTGGTGAACTGCTTTTGCCGGGTCCTACTTTTTCTTTTACTCTATCAGCTAACGGTCCTAACCAAGCAAATATTACATTAATAAACTTATTATCGCCTTCAGTAAGATCTTTCATCATAGCATCATTTAACATTGGACCTGGTGCATTAGGATCGACTTGTTTGTTAATATTATCCATTATCATTTGAGCAATATCTCCGGCACCTTTTCCTAAAATATTTGTTTTAGGAGAACCTCCTTTTGTAGGTTGTTTACCTCCAGAAGGCATTGTAGCGGCGATTGCTAACTGAGCGGCCGCTAACATTTCTTTAGCATTTTGTCCTGGCCATTCAACGTTTTTACCATTTATCGTAGCTTTAGAGCCTCCAATTGCAAATGCACCGGACCAACGATGGTGCCCATCAATAATATATTTTCCTGATGTTACTACGCCTTGTGCTACTGGATTAGATATAACTTGAACTAATTGTTTAGCGGATCCTAAAGGATATCCTACTGATTGCATTAAATCTATATAGTTTTGCGTAGGCTCATATGCAGAACATGGACCTGATGCGCTTCCAACTTTTACTTTATCATCACTAGCATTTCCGTCAAACTGCGCATCTGCTTTAGTTAGCATCGCTCGTAATTCAGGGGATTGTCCCATCGGTCCATTTAAAAATGCTCTGGTTTCGCTTGGACCAGCTTTAAATGCTTTTTCTAATTCAGCAGCTAACTGTTCGTCAGAATATTCTGCTTCATTAATAAATTTATGAAAGTTTTTATAATAACTTTCTTCTTTTATACTTTTATTTGCCATATTAATCCTTTTCAGTAATTTCAATTTTAAGAGTATTTGTACCTTTAAATATTCTATGATAAGTTTGTTTAGGGATATTAATAGTCATCCCTTCGGTCATTGTAATAGGTAATTCATTATCTAATTGAAATTTCCATCCATTTCCTTCAAGTACTTTAACAATACGATCCTTTTTATCACGATGCCATACTAATTCATGAGAATCTACATCTTTAGAAAATTCTCTTAAAATTTTATTATGCCGTATAGTTTGCTGATAAACTGCCATGTTAATTAAGATTCTTTTTTACTAAAGAAATTGTACTAGTAAATTGTGCAGGATCAATATCTGCTGCTATTGCCATGGCAGTTAAAAATGCAGCTCGTTGTGCTGTATTTTTTAACGATTTCATTGCATCTGGATCTTCTATTAACGACTTTATTTTAGCCCGTAATGAAGAACTTTTTATTGCTTTTAATGCTAAATCAATATTTTTTTGAAGCTTATCGTTATCTGTATTAGTTGCAGGAGCTTCTGATAATTCTTCTGCTATAATTTTACGAATTTCTTCGTTAATAATTTTTTTTAATTCTAAGTTTTTCATTTGATCTTTCAAATAAATATATTACCAATATCCATTTATTTTTGAACCGCCGCCTAATTTATCCCAATATCTAGGTAAGTTACATGCCCAATATCCTGCTTTAGTTTTATCTTTTTTCTTGTCACATTGGTGACGAGCAGAAAATGCTTTACGTGCTTCTGGGTCTTTTATTTTTGAAGTTAACCCTGTAGTATCTCCAAAAGATATCTTTTTTACGTTTCCGGCATCCGACCGAACATATACATAAAACTTTTTAGATCCTCCTCGTTTAGGAGAATTTAAATCTACTGATTTTCCTTTATAATCTGCTTCATTAATAGTTTCAATCATAGGAAAATCTAAAAGAACT